TCTCTGGAGCCTCGTCTTTATTTGAGCGGTAGTCCCATTCGACCACAGAACGGTCAACAACAAGGCGATGTTGATTAAGGACAGGCTCAAGGGAATCAATAATACGGTCTTCTTTGCGGACATTAGCGCGTACCTCTTCTACGTCAATACCTTGTTGTGTCTGTTGGAGGTGCTTCTTAAACAGCTCTCCGACGATACCGTCACCAAAGTTCGTTTCAATAACTAGTTTAGTCACACCGAACTTCTTACACCCTTTTAGAATGTCCAGAAGCGTATTGTCTGAGTATCCGTCTCGGTAAGCTCGCATCTCGTGCAAGTACAAATAACCGTTTCGTTGGGAGAGATAAGCTGCTGTTGTTTCATCTGCGCCACGACCCGACGGGTCAACTGAGCAGATTGTTTCTTGGTAAGGACCCCACTCTCCTTGTAGCTGCATTGGAGAGTAGAAATAGTCTCCAGGTAAGCCGACAGTGGGTAAGTCTTTGATGACGTTTTGAGGATCTGAGCACCAGATGACGCTATCAGGAGCGGACTTAGGATTAACACTGGTGACGACAAGATCAGCCATCTTGAGGGGGAACTTTTCAGCGTCACTGAGGCTTGTGTCCAGCATGAACTGCAACATGAAGTTGCTGCGTCCCATAGACGCTTCACGTTCGATAAGGTCTTCATGGTCAAATCTATCCGGGTCAGTTACGCTCCACGGATCAGCACCGTTGTCGATGTCTTCCTGGAGCTGGGGAGCAATAAGCCCTTCATAACTGGAGAGCTTACGTGGTACCCTAGCGGGCCAAACAAACGGTCTATAATTACGCTCTGCTAGCTTACGGTAGATGGTAAACACCGTTTGAGGGGTACCAAGGTACATAATTCGACTATCTTCCTTAGGAGTAAGGATAGATTCAGCCTCAGTACACAGTTGTAGAAGCTTTTCCCTCATTAATTCCGTCATCGAGTTACCAGGAACTTCGATGTCGTCTAGAATCATCAAATCAGCACGTGAACCAGTCAACTGACCAGTAATACCGACTGATTTAACGGATGGGGCTTGGTGGGGTGGGCACTTAATGTCAAAAGAAATACGAGACCACCGTGCTGAGTCATCAGCAGGTTGCATATGGTTCAACCACGGGGTCTCGATAATAAGCTTCTGAAGAAAGATACTCATGTTGTCTGCTCGCTCTTTAGAAGCGGAGATAATCATGATCTTCTTTTCGTTGTCTTTAAATAAAGTCCAAAGAACAAAAGCGCCAGTAATCCAAGATTTACCAACTCCTCGGAAAGCCTGGATCTGTAGGCGTTTAGGACCGTACTGTAAGTAATCAGCAATAGCATACTGAGCACGAGTAGGAGATGGTAAATCAAGTTGAGCCCACAAAGCCTGCAAGAATAGTTTAAAGTCGTCTTTAAGCAGGTCTAGGGTGTTCATAGGTTAATTAGGTTTGTAACGACCGCCAAGTTTAGATGCCAAATCATCAAACATAGTCAGCTGATCTTTAGGTAAAGTAGCACGATGTCTGGTAATAAAGTCTTCAACAATACGTTGAGCAACTCGTTTTTGAGGTTTAACAGACTCTACAATATAGTCATTAAAGATGTCCATCAGCTCAGTAGCATTTTGAGCATCTTTAACTTTTTCCTTGACTTTTTTAGCAGGAATTTCTAAGTCAAACTCTTTCAATAAAGCATGGATATTCCTAGACTTATCGAAATCAGTAGAACCTGGAGCTGCAGCAATGTGTGCACGTCCAGGGGCATCTAGCATGTTTTTACGGGTGTTACCCATAGTAACGTCAAGCATATCTGCCCACGCAAACATGTTAACCAAATCATCCTCATCAGCAATTCCAGATGCAATAAGCTCTTCCATTTTTTCGACAAATGGATAAGATTGTGCTTTGGCAAACAAATGATGTTGATGTGCAGTCCGTTCTGGATCTAGCGGGTCGTATACTTTATACCTAGCCTTTTCAAATACAATGGGATCGTTAGGATCGTAATCTAAGGTTGAACCTTTACCAGCTAATTCTTTTTTATATTTAGCTGCTGTTTTACCTTGAGCCTCACGCCTAGCAATGTTCTCTTGAACTTCTTCTAAAGCCTGTTTTCTACGATCTAGTGCACCTCTAAATTCAGGTTGTTGTGCAACATCTTGGACCATTCCAGGTGCTCTTAGACGTGGCTCAACAGTAATAGGCATAACCTGTGGGGAGGTAAAATCTAAACCTACACCACCGCCTCTATTTCTAATACTTGGGGTTCCACCAGCCATTGCCATAGCAGGCTGCATAGGTGGTCCTGGCGGCGGCATAAGATCTTTAGCAGCACCTTTGACTGCTTGGCGCACACTCTTACTGCCTAAAACTGCTGCACCACCTGTTGCAATGTCTGCAATAGTAAATGGGTCAGTTACGCTTACAGGTAAACCAGTAGCAGCAGCAATATTTTCAGCGGCTGTTTGCTGTAATTCTACACCTTTAGCGACTGTCTGTTGGATCGGTTGAGGTAACGCGCTGAAAACTGTTTTTAAACCGCCTCCAACTGCTTTAATAGTAGGTCCAAGAATAGGGTCAGCGGTAACTGCTCGTGTTACGCTAGACGTAATACGTTCAATTTGTTGTTGGGCTGGGTTAAGTTTACCTTGGACATACAGCTCTTCAAAACTTTTTTGAGATTGCCAGCCGTAGTTTTCACCAGCCCAACGCTTACCTGTTTCCCTATCTTCTAAACCAATCTCATAATCGTTCATTTAATGTGCGATAAAATAAGTTTTTCTCTAGGCGTAATGCCAAAAGTCTGCCTCATCCACGTGAGCCAGTTATTCGTTCCTTTGTTCTGATTACATTTCCTGCAGGATGGTACCAAGTTTCTTGTTGTCGTTTCTCCTCCATAAAAACGAGGTATAACGTGATCAAGAGTAAGTTCATGTAGTTCATAATGTTCTCCACAATAGACACATTGACAGTTGAAGTGTTCCTTGATGGCTTGACGCCACATACGTTTCGCTTCAGGGCTAGTCATGGTTATTAGATTTTGCAGGTAGTGATCAGGACTGGGAAGTAGCGGTGTCATGCATAACGTGAGCGTTTACCGTGACCATTAGCGGCACGGTTTTTACCTTGGATCATAAGACGTGTTTTACCACCTTTGGAGTGGGAGACATCTTTACCGTCTCCATTACCGTAGGTGCCACGTTTACGATTCTCTTTATTTAACGCTGCACGTTTAGCCTTTTGTTTTTCTGTTCCATCATATGCTTTTTGGTAAGATTTGTAATTACCATTAGCGTATTTAGGACCACTGCGGCTAGACTTTTGAGCCATACAACCTCCGCTGTACTAGTTCTGGATCAATAGTAGGCAATACACTTGCCAGTTTATCAAGTTGGTTACCCTCAAGGGCAACACCGCTGATATCATTTTTGGCTAGCCAGTCACAAGCTGCTTTGAGATCTTGTGTCGTGGCTTCACCAGATTTAATTCGTGCGAGGAATTCAGATGTAACAAGGTTGTGAAGCTCGTTAAACTGATCCTCAGTTGCTTTTTTCTTCATTTGTCAAAGACACAATAGGTACGATGTCGTGACACAGTACCTCTACACGAGACCCAGGACGAAACGTAAATCCCGCCTTCATAATCTCGGTACATTTTAAAGCTCTCACAAGCTCATAATCAAGACGTAGTTTCTCCTCGTGCCGCTTCGCTATCTGTTTGCATTGCTCAATCATCCCACCGTCAAGCGGTACGGAGAAATTAAGCTGCATACCGTAGTTGTTATTACGGGTGTAGCCAGTAGGCAACGTATCGTTACCCATGTAAAATGGAGATACCGTCATAGTTGTTCCATTACACGAGTTACCGCCGGTAAACTGCTGTCTACTGGGTGCACCGTTGTTCTGGAACTGAACTGCTTGGTTTGTTACGTTACCTGTAGCTGCTGCAATAGGATTAGCGTTGTTGCTAACCGTAGGAGATTCAGCAAATGCTGGTCCTACTGAGAGAAGACAGAAAGCGAGGTAGTAGTAGAGGTAGTGCTGATGTCTCTGGTGATGTCGATTGTTTCGATCACTCCGGCTGTTCGGTTTACGGTCTCCAGTTGAAACTGTTCGCCAGTGGTTGTGACGGACCAAGTAGTCGAAGAATCGGTTATATCCCCGCTTGGGGTTACGTTTGTTCCAGACCATGATGAGTATGCACCACCGTACACTTCAGTTGCGATAGTTTCGGTGATGGTTTGAGTGGTGGTTGTGGTAGCCTGCATACTACCTTGGGTAAACTGAGGGGTCACAGTTTGTGCCATCGCCCCAGCGGGGAACAGCAGAAGCAGAATTAGGAATTTCATAGTTGGTTTTTGTCCTTTTGATCTTTAGGGCGAGAGATTCCATATGATGCCAACGTTCCAGACAGCAATGAAGCTACGAACGTGGGATCCATCTTCTGTAGCATTCCCATGTATGATGCAGTTAGAACTCCTGCACTCCATACAAGCACAAGAGCTTTTACAATTTCACTGAAGAAATCATGAATGAAGTTCTTCGTTGTCTGCATGTTTCTGTTTACGGGTGAGTAGTTTCTTGATAAGAGGTTTCAAGACGCTCACTGTCCGTTTAAACACAGCGGTAGCTGTTAGGGTGGCTGCAACGGAGACAGTAGCTGTCGTTGTAGCCGTAGCCAAGATCTCGTTACTCGGTAAAGGTACAGTAATATCA